GGAGACTGCAATCACCGAACTCCTACTCGAACGACAACCACAACTAGCTCTTGAAGTAAGAAATAAAGTCTTTATTGCCGTGTATGGGGATGATAATCTGGTAGCGTTTGACAACGAAATAGCCGAAATTATCACTCCTACCGACGTGGGACTTAAACTGACTAGTTATGGACATAAGTACACCAACGACAACAAGACCGCCGAATTAGAGTTTAAGAAAGTTGAAGATTTGACCATCCTGAAGCGCGGGTTTGCTTGGGATGATGAATTGGCTTATTGTTTCGCTCCGTTAGACTATAAAGTCTGGATCGAGATGATGAATTGGGACAAGGAAAAAGACCCAATGTTAAAACGCGAACAGTTACGTGTAAACGGTTTAACTGTTCAGCGTGAGTTAATTCACCACCCTAAGCAAATCTACGAATCAGTATGGACAAAAGGATTTGTGCCGCATTTATCTAAGTTAGGGATAAATGTAGAAAATAACATACCATACAGTTTGCATCGAGCAATAATAGCAAACCGTATTAACTAACAGGAGACGTATTTACGCCTGGCGCCTAAAAGACCTGTATTGCAACTATGGACCCATTGTACTCAGTCCATTTTTATTTTAAAGTACAGCCACCACCAACGAAATTAATAATACCAACCTAGCTGATGAAGCTAGCGACACCATCATTGACCAAACACAAGTTTTGACCATCCAAGACGCACAAGAAGCATCATTGATTCAAATTTCAGAGCACACACCACTTCCACCAGAGATTACGACAGTGGCTGTGGAAGAACGAGACCACACTATAAAAGATTTTTTTTTCAAGATACCGCCTCATTTCTTCATTGACTGTACCAGCTGGAGGAGCGAATGGAGATGTATTGTTACGTTTAGCACTAATGAACGCATTGTTAGCCTTACAACCTATAAGAGAAAAGATAAAAGGATCTACTTATTTGCGTAGCAATATTGCTGTACGTTTACTTTTCACCGCTCCCCCAACTTGTTCCGGAGGTATCCGAGTAATTCAAGCGCCTGACATAGACCCGACTTATTTAGTTAATAGAACATCAACCCCACTTGCCCAATCTCAATTTCCT